CTTATTTTGTCTTTCTGCTTCTTTACTATATCCTGCCATTATAACTCCTATCCAAATTTTATACTACCGAGTATTTGATTGATTGGTGCGAATGCTCCTGTAAATTTATATACTTTACCTTTGTATTTAAATACTATACCTTCACTTGGTACTATTGCATCTAAACCACCAATCTTCTGTAGTTTTTCAATTTGTAGTTTTAGTTTTTTTAATTTTTCTATTTTATCTGGTTTTTGTAAATCTTTCATTGCACTGATAATTTCTTTTCTCATTTTTTGAATAGTCTTATCAGGATTAACTGCCATATATCCACTTATATTTTTAAGTATTTCTGCACCTACTTGGAAGAATAATACCTCAAATGGTTTTATATTTTGTTTAAATATTTTGTTATGGTCAAACTTATCTGTCTTTAATATCCAATCTAAAAACTTTTGATTTTTACCAAAGTCTTTTTTGATTTGTGGTATCTTATATGACTTATCAAAGTATGCCCATCTCTTTACCAACTTGGCAAATTGTGCAGGTTTTAATTTTACTTTAAATTGTTTTGATGCATTATAAACATATTCTCTCCAATATGATTCATGATACATACCTAAAGTATCTTTATCACTCAATGCATATTGTGATTGTAGTTTTTTTAATTTTCCTAAATACATATTTTTCTTCTTACCAAAATTTTGTACCTTTGGTACGGTCAAGAAGTTTGGTTTACCAATCTTAAACATTTTTTGTATATGGTTGTTTGTTTGTTTAATCATACCTGCCAACATTCTCGCAGAATCTTTTGGTTGTCCTATTGGTCTACCACTTTCATCATACTCTAATGTACCATGAAATACTATTTCTGCCACATCATAATCTACTACATTTGAAGTTGCTGGATACATAACCTCTAAGTTCATCCATCGTTTTCCATTACCAAATATCTTCTCTTGTTGTTTATCTGATAATGAACCGATTGATTTTTCTAAATCTTTCATTGCACCTACAAAAGCCTTTTCTATATTTCCTCTACCACTAAACATAGATTTTATTCCACTTGTTGTTGGTGATGTTTTACCAAAATTCTTTAGGTGTCCTTTGTTACGAGCTGCTCTTAACTTACCATCAATCCAACTTACCATTAGATTTTGTCCATCAAGTTTCTCTGTAACACCATCTTCTCTATCTAACTTTCCTCCCAATCCATTAATAACTATCATCTTCAAATCTGAAAAGGTCAAATTATTATCATCAAATGGATGAGACATATGTCCATATGCTCCACCCTCTATTAATAAGTTGACTTCTTTCATAAATCCTTCTTGAATATCATCAATTGCATCACCCATAGATTCATCACCTGGTGCTAAGTCAAGTTCAACTGCTCTTTGTGTATTTTGGTCTTGTGTTTGAACACCTGGTAATGCAGGAGCTTCAACAGGTACACCTGTCACATCTCTTTCATTATCTGTCAATCCAAACCACTTTACCACTTCAAAGTCAAGTCCACTAACTACCTTTTCTAACCATTTCTTATATGCCTTAACTGGGTCTTCACTTGGGAATCTTTCACCATATGGCCCTGCACCTCTTCTACCATATGCAACCGTAGGTACTTTATCCATTCTTGTAGTAAAATCTAATCCTGGGTCATTTGCATTTTTACCTAATATATAATGAACTAACTCCCAACCAATACCTTCATCTGAACTTGAGTACATTGACTCTATCCATTCTTTAGAATGTTTTTTGTAATCACTAAATCCATCATAAAATGTAGGTGGGCCATCGTCAATTGGAAATAAATTTGTATTAGAACCCTCTTTTAATATTTCTGATAAGTCATTTCGTATCAAGAAACTATCAAACATCTCAAATAATTTCTTAAACTTATTAGTCATCATATTGTAAACACCTTTATCATAATATCCAAAGGCTTGTTTAAATAATTTAGGTCTTTCTTCTTTCTTTACTTTTGGACTACCTAATAGATTTCTCATTACGGTTCCACTTACCTCTTGTCCACCCACTTTGATAGATTGGTGTGGTGCAGTAAGTATGTATCCATGTTGTTCATAACCCTCTAAATTCTTTTTGTTCTTTTTAAAATCTTGATAATAAGTTTTACCACCACTTTTCTTTTTACCACCAACTAATCTTCCTGCATCTTTTGCACCAAAGATATAAACAACTGCAGTTGTTTCTGGGTCAAACTTTTTCAAAGCGTTGTTTGCAACATAAGGTGTTTTTTCTTTTACGATTTTATTTTTTGGAACACCCATTTTTGTCATATGACGAACTTTTTCTGAATAGTTCATTGGGTGTCTTGGTGGTTTTTTGATATCACTTGTAGTAATATAAACATCATCTACTTGTGACTTCAACCATTTATAAGTTTTAAAGTGATGAGGCCCAAATGGTTGGAATCTTCCACCATAAATACCAATCACTTTTTTAATTTTTTTATCTTGTTCATTCACTTTTTTATATCCACTACCATAAGGAACTGATGTGTTACCTTTTCGTTTCATCTTCTCAACACCTTTTCTACTTGGTGATGGAATGGTTCCTGCAGGTGCACCAAACTCTTCCTTTATATCTTTAACACCTGTTAATGTATATCCCAATACTTCTGCATTTTCTGTTCTTTCTTTTTCAAATTTTTTCTTATCACTCTTTGATAGTTCTCCACCGAATCCTTCATTAATGATACCACCTCGTTGGTTATACCATTTTCTAAATTGTGCTGGTGAACCTATGGTAACCGTACCTTTTGCAATCTTTTCTACTTCCTTTTTTATACTATCATATTGACCCACTCTCGTCAATAAAAATACATCTTGAATATGAATTTGATTCACAACTATTTCATTCCACCCAAATTGTGAACCTTTATTTTTTTGACTTAATATGTGTCGTTTGATTTGTGGTTTGTATTTTCTCAATACTTTATAACACATATCAATATATTTTTTAATCCATTTTCTTTTTAGTGGGCCCATTATTTTTTTCATTGCAGCTTCTTTTTCTCTCCAATTGTAATCAGGATTTTTCTTTTCCCACTTATCTTCTTCTCTGTATTCTATCTTTCTCCAAGTATCTCTATCTATTTTTAGTTTTTTAATACCTGCATTTATCTGATTGTATATTTTATTACCTGCAACTTTACCTGCCAAAGTGTATGGTGGAACCCATCTACGACCTGTTTTATCTGGTGTTGATTGTATATCTCTTGTGCTTGCAACTAATAAAGTTCCTTCTATTTGATAAATAACACCACCTTTACTTTGTATCCCTTGTCCTTTTGCAAGTTTCTCACCTTTGTCTACTGCTGTAAATGTAGATAACGAACCTTTCTTACCAACGATTCTTCCAACTTGTTGTATATCTGATTTATATTCTCCTGCACCGACATGAAATACACTTACTCGTGTATTACCTATCATCTTTTGCATAAATTTAGTAGATAGTGGAACATACTTACTATACCAACCACCGAATGTTTGTTCAAAAGATGATGTAGTGTGAACTGATTGAAACTTTGGTTCTGCTTCATTTATCACATTTTCACCCATATATAATTTCTTTTCCATGTCTTTTATCTTATCACCGATTTGTTGACCTTTTAATCCTTTGAACTCTTCACCACCTGCCTTTACACTCAAGTTAAAGTTAACGAATTTCTTTAAATCTTTACCTATTAGTTTACCATAAATAGTGATTTGGGATGGTGTTAATGTAGTTTTTTCTTGTGCCTTTTTAACATTATAGATATTTTGTGGTTTGAATTTATTCAAGTAAACCAAGAATGTTATATTCTTTGTCTCTTCTCCACTATATTTTAATTTATTTAGAATTTTTGGTAATTTACTTACATCATTGTTTCTAAAAATAGTTGCCAGGAATACGATATAATCCTTGACATTTGGATAAGGTTTTTGTATATTTAGTTGTGGGAATACATCTGCAGTCATCTTAAACTTGTCTAACAATTCCATATACACTTTTTGAGACTTTGCTTTCTTTAATGACTTCACCACTTCATCTCTAATTCTTTCAGAACTAATACCCTTCAAACTTGGATTCTTTAATAATGCCTTCTCAGTATCCTTATCCATCTTACCACCAATAGTAACTTGGAATCTAAGTGCTCTAAGTTTTCTTAATGGGTCTTCATCAAATCTTTCTTTTGCTTTACCAACCGTTCTGATTATCTTATCTTTTAAATCTTGTAGTCCACCTGTCAAATCTACAACCTCGTCCCTTCCTATATCAAAGAACAATGAGTTAATTGTTAAGTCTCTTCTCTTTACATCACCTTGTATATCAGAGAAATCAACTGCTTTAGGTCTTCTACCTTTACCTATATCTTTTCTGAATGTTGCAATCTCATGTCCACCTACAACCACAACACCAAATTGTTTACCAACTTCATAGGTTTTCATTCCACCCTTTTTAGCAATCTTCAATACTTCATCTGGTTTTGCATCTGTCGCTAAGTCAAAGTCTTTAGGTCTTTTACCAAGAATGGCATCTCTTACTGCACCACCCACAACATATAATTGTTTACCATTCTTTTTGAATAATTTATAAATCTTTTTAATATCACTCGGAACATTCAATGTAATTTTATTCTCATTGATTTCTTTTTTCAATCTACTTTTTTCTCTACGACCTCTGTTTTTAGATTGGTCTTCATAACCTGCAATCTTACCATTTTTATGTGATGCATCTTTTTTATCACCATTACCATAAGTACCCTTTTGTCTATTGTACTTATTTAGTTCGGCTCTGTATTTCTTTGCTTTTTTAGATGATTGAAATTTTTTGTATTCGTCTTTATAATCTCTTTTTGCCTTTTCTTCTAATTGGTCACTATCATCATTTTCAAACTTCTTCACACCTTTCATGTCACCATCAGGTGAAGTTGAATCTTTATCTGTAGTTTTCTGTGGTAGTAACTTTTTACCTTGTTTTTGTATTCTGAATTTAAGTGCAGGTCTACCATTGATAAGTAAGTCACCTTTATCATTATAATCTATTGACTTTACTTTTACGCGTTTGTTTTTGAACCTACCCATTAAGATAGTATCACCTACCTCTACATCTAAATCTATTCCTTCAAGAAGTGGTTTTACGAGCCATTCTGTAAGTGTCTTACTCATGGTCTCTTACCACTTACGACATGACCAATAACGAGCTTTATGTCTTGGGCCTGGATTATCACAATTGTGTCTTGCTCTGAATGACTTACGAGCCTGTGGATTAGATTTTCTAATTTTCATTGTTCCACCCTTTGCCTTTCCACCTTGACCGAAGTTGACTTTAACTACATTTCCTTTTGGATTTTTAACATATACTTTGAACTTCTTTGCATCACCTTGCATAATTTTACCAAGTTTAACTTTACGACCTTGATATTCTGCTTCGTTTAAATCATTAACAAATTCAAAGGTATATCCATATGGTTTACCTTCTGATTCATAATAGATGTTTGTTGTAGTTAATTTACCATTAGATTCTGATTCATAAAATATATCCATAACTATCCTTTTCTCCAACCACCACCAGCGGCTTTGTATTGTTTTGCTGCCCATGCGTTTGCATATGCACTTGGATAAACATCAAACTTTTTCTTGGCCTGTGATTTATAATAAGACCACTTACTTGGGTTTGTTGGAACATTCTTCTCAACAAACAAGTTTAATTTATCTTCTGCAATGACTTCTTGGACTGCCTGTTTAACGAATTTACTTAACTTCATTATAGTCTCCTTTTGGTCTTTACCCTTTTTAAACCTATGTTCTCCATCAGGATTGTTCTGTGGAACATTCCCAACATTTCTTAAATAATTTGGTGGATTCAACATCTCACTTTTCATGAACTTTTACCTGTTCCACTCTTCCTACCTTTGGTGTGTGTAGAAACATTAATTGGTTTCTTACCTTGTGAACCTGCACCTGCTTTTCCTCTTCCACCTCTACCTTTTTTATTCTGTGCTGCTCTCTTTCTACGAGTTGCACTTTCCTTTTCTTTCTTACTCATAGATGCGGCCTTACTTGCAGGAACACATTTTGCATATCCTCTTTTCTCACCACTTGTTCCACAAGGTGGATGTTTACCATCTTTACCTTTCTTACCGATGTTAACCCATTTCTTTTTAAACCAATTTCTTAAGTCTTCATTAACTGGATTACCACATTCAATACAAAGATTACCTTTGATGGTTTCAATTACTTGTTGTGTTCGTTCATTAACTTTATTCTCAATATACATATCTTTAACATCTTTCCAATTAATATCTCCTAACAAGTGTTCTGGTTTGTGTCTCATCATACCTCTGACTTTACCTGGTTTGAAGTCTCTACTATGTGGAACAACATCAATTCCTCTATCATCTACCTGATTAGCGTGGAAACGATTGTATCCATCTTTTTTTGATTTTGTAATCACTACAAAACCATCACCTCTTGTTACCAAGTTATCTAATTTTTTAGAGATTTTCTTATCCATCTTACCACCCTTTACTTTAGATAGTAATTGTTTTAAACTTTTCATTGAAAAAACTCCTTATTAATCTCAATATATTTTGTCCACTCTTCTGGTAGTTCATCTTCATCATAAATAGCTTCTACAGGACACTCAGGTTCACATGCACCACAATCAATACATTCATCTGGGTCAATGTATAATTGTAATCCATCTATTGATTCTAATCCCTCTACCTCTGCACCTGCACCTGTTTTCTCTATTGGCCCATGGATACAATCCACAGGACAAACTGATACACATGCCGTATCACAAGTACTTACACAAGGTTCTGCTATTACAAATGCCATAATTTATTAACTTAATAGTTTAACTACCGTACCACCACCTGTCACAACTTTCTTTAATGCCACATTGTAAACTTGACCTGTTACTAATCCTGCAGTTAAATCACCACCATCAACCGCAGTTAATGTGTATGAAGTTCCTGCTTCAATTAAAAATGCAGAATTAAGATTAGAACCTGTTGGTTCGTATGTTGTTGACGCTGGTACTTCAATTGTTCTTTTAAAAGAATTAGAAGTATCTACTGATTTGGTTCTACTTACGAAAGAACCTTGAACTGGTGTTGCCATTTTTTATCTCCTATACTGATAATGCTCGTTTAAACCACCCAAACAAGAATCTTTCTTGTTCTGGTTTTTTATTCACTAAATCATAATAATGTTTTAATCTATAACAACGAACTCTTTCCAATGATGGTTTGTATGTTTCAAGTGCTCCTTTTGTACCTGGCCCGAATCCACCATCAACTGCCAAGTCTGCACCTTTTGCATTACATGCTCGTTGTAAAATCTTTACTGCGGTTCCTCTACCTTGATTTACACACATATCAAAAAAGATATGTTTTAGTTGGTCATCAAGTTCATCCACTTTATTTTTATCCCAATAGTCTTTCTTATAAATATCTTTTGCACCCTCTTCTGTAAGATTTTTAATATCTACATCAGGATAAAATCTTTTTGCGATTCCAAAATTAGTTTCTCCACCCAAATCATTCGGGTCGTGTACATAACCACCCTCGTGGTGTAGTGTTACTTCTATAATCTCATCAAAAGTAATTAACATTTTATTTTCTCCTATTAAGTAATTTTTGTTTTTTAACCCACATTTTTCCGATTTTGTTTTTGACGGGTTTTGCCACAAACTTTCTAATAACTTTAGTAACCAATGGAACAAACTTTGCCTCCGCTTCTTTATCATTCATATGTTTTGAATTATCCACAATTACAAAATTATTTTTAAATAATGCTTGGAATGAACCAAGATTTTTCTGTACATCTTTCCAACTCTTTTCTAATAATTTTGGTGGTAATATTCTATCTCTTAACTGATTTCTATGTTGTGCTACCTCTAAAGAAGTATTCACCATCACCATATAAGTATCATATCCATCATCTTCTAACATTTTTTTCATACTTTGTATCTTACCAAAGTCATGACCTGTACCATCAATAATCATTCCTAACTTACCTTCTTGATATAATTTCATTCTTTGTTTAGTAAGTTGTTTTGAGTATCCTCTTAATCCACTATAATCCTCATAATCTGGGTCTGTTAATTGTCTAAATAATTCATCTGGCATTTTGTCTAAATCTGTTCCAAACCCATATTTGTTTAGTAAAAACTTTAATTCTTTATCAGAGTTTACCATTTTCATACCACTCATACTGATATTAAATCTTTCAGGTATACCAAATATCCACCTTGCTACTCTTGTTTTACCACTACCTGGCCCACCTGCTAAGAAGACTGCCTTAAATATTCCCTTATCTTTTACACCTTCTGCAAGAATCATCTTTAATTTTTGGACTAAATCTTTCTTATAGGCATCATAATCTTCAGGTTTAACAAACCCTTTATACCCACCAAGTGATTCAGAGTTCGCACTCTTACCTGTTTGGGATGATTCTAATAAGTCTTTTAATTTAATCATTTAGAACTCCAAATATAGTTTATCAACTATAAATATTAAGTTATGGAAGTTTCGTATCTTCTGTTTCGTCTTCCCCACCACATATTTATAGTACACCATTTTTTTACATCAGAGTCCCAATTTTCTGAATTGAATTCGTATGTGTGGCCACCATTTTTGATAGGTTTATTATCGTAAATAACCTCTTTGATATTAAAATTAAATGGTACTTTTTTAGGATATTTTTCAAATGGACTTGTAGATATACTACTTTGAAATAAAATTAAGTCATCAACTAATGTTACATCTACATTTTTAAACTCACTTGTAATAAAACTTCTAAGATTTTTATCAAATTCTTCACGATTTGTTACAATTTTGATAGCAGTTGCCTCTTCATAATCCCAAAAATAATTACCTGTTATCTCTTCTACTTTTCTACCCCAAAGAGTTTCTTTCTTTAAAACTTTAGTTAGAGTATTTTTAGTAGTAGACATTTCTTTTCCTAAGAAAGTATCAGGATGATTTTTCATCCAATTATAAAACTTAGTATAAAATTCTTTGTAAGATATATCGTGTGTTGAACTTAACACTCTTGAAATGTGTTGAGTGAACCCTAAGAAGTGTGCAAACATAAACATCCATCTCCAAATAGAGGCCTCTACATATTCTTCTCTATTCATTGTGTCACTACCAACTACCATGAATTCCTTTTCGTCTTTTAACATTTCAGGATAATCGTGGTGGAAGAATGCAGGTGTTGTTTCAACAATATCAATACCATATTCCTTGACATAACTTGGTTCAAAGAATGGTGTGTTAGGTAATGCAGTCATTGGATATACTCCAACATAATCATGAAATTCCATGTCCATTATTTGAAATATACCATCTTTAAATGTATCAATAGTTTCTTTTGGTAATCCCAAAATTAATTCTACATAACTGATGAGTTTTTTATCTTTATACAAATTGAAAAATTCTTGTAATTTTCCATTATCAACATTTTTTCTTCTCACTGCCTTCAATACATCAGGATTCATAGATTGTAGTGCAATAGTAATTCCTTTCATCATACCTGCCTCTGTAAGTAAGTATGCATACTCAACAACTTTATCTGCCTTTGCCTTTGCCCAATCAACTCTGATGTTGTCAGGATATCCTGTTTTCTCTTTTAGTTTGGTCATATACTTTACTTGGTCAAGGTGTTCCTTAAATAAACCATAATTAGAATCTGCATTATAGAAAAATTCTACTTTGTTTTTAGATAACCAATCTAATTCTTGAAATATTTTTTCATTAGTTTGTTTTGCAATCTTCTGAAAGTATTTGTCACCAATCTCACAAAATGTACATTGATAAGGACACCCACGAACACTTTCTATCGTACCTTCAAATGCATACTCATGGTCTTTGACTTTTACTAAATCATCAAACAATCCATCCAAATAAGGACTTGGCATTGAGTCAATGTCTTTTAATCTTTCTCTTGGTGGTGTTGTAATTAGTTTACCTAATGGTGGATTAATAGTGATACCATTTACTTTTGTCCAATCTTTATCTATAAGATATCGTAACAATATGTCTTCAAATGTTAACTCACCTTCACCATGAACTAATATATCAATACCAGGATTGTCATCACAGAATTGTTGACATCTATCTCCTTTAGGTGTTCCTTGTCCACCAAAAACAACTATACATTGTGGATTAATTTTTTTTATTTTTCTTATAATAGAAGTATTTTGTACTGAATTCCATACAAAATTAGAAACTCCAATAATATCAGAATCTTTTATTTGTTCAATTATTTTATCCTCATCTTGTCTATAGTACATCCAATCTTCCATTTCTAATGAAAAATTTTCTTTGATAGTTGGATTTAAGCGACAATATCCCCATATCAAACCAGTAGAGTATGGTAACTTTACTTGGTTTGCTGTAATGTCTGATAATTCAAGGAAACTTATTTTGTACATACTTCTTCTATCTCGTCAAATAATTTTTTAAATTGTTCATTTCTCTCACTACCCAATTTCATAAAATGATTGTAATTGTGAACTAATATATCTTTCATATCCGAATACCACTTTACCATTTCATCCTTTGGAATATCTTGTAATCTCTTTACTTCATCAAGAATCATGTTGTATCTTTTTTTATTATCTACTACTTTATCATAAGACTCATCTATAAATGGATGAAAAGTCTTAAAACCAAGATTTCTTAATTCTGTCATTGTGTTAGGTCTACCAAAAGTGATAAATGGATGGAAATTACCCACACATTTCCAAGTCTTTTCGGTTATATAATCACTTCTTCTAAAAAAATTAGATTCTGTAACTATACTATAATAAGTATTTAACCATGGTTTTTTCATATCACCTCTGAATCCATGTATGTTTGATAAGTCTTCATGGTCAATCATTCTCTTTTTAAGTCTAACTGCCTTTTTAATATATCGTTCAAATTCTTTTCTATATGTTTCTTCATCATCATATATAATTTTATATTCTTCCATATAAGTGTCTGTTCTGTTAGGGAATTTAAAATCACCATCTAAGTTAAATTGAAAACTAACTAAGTTATCATCTAATATACCCATTTTAACTAACTCACCAATTAACATAACACGATGTGGATGCATTCTTCTATTAAAACATAAAAACTTGTGGTCTCTTTCCTTACCTAAACTATTTTGAAACTCCTTCAAAGAAACAGAACCAAGTTTACCCTTGAGTTCTTCAGATTCAAAGTTTTCTATTCCCATATTATATTCATGTCCCTTTTCGTACAAAAAGTAGTGATAGTTCATAACATTAAATCTGTCTGTAGTTTGCATATTCTTTTGGTGCCAAGTGTGATGTTGTCTTTTTATACCATGGTTACCACTTGTTAATATAATTATCTTTTTCATTGGTAAATCATTTGATTCACAAATCTGTGCCAATCTTTCAAAAAATGAATCAACTACTAAACCCTCATGTACCATTGTTATTAAAATATAACCATTTGATTGTTTTAACTTTGTCATTGTTGCAGGTGGTATGGCATGTGAAAAATTCCACCCATCATAAAAAGAATTGGGTTTTTGATTAATACCAAATGATTTTTGAAAGTCACCAAAAATTTCAACAGGATATACCCAAGTATCATTTGGTGTGACATCCTTTATATTGACTATTTGGTCTTCATAATAATTTCTAAAACTTGAATTATAAACATGCCATGGTTCACCAAAATGTTCTCTTACTGAACTTTCTGAAACATCGTAGTTACCACTAAAGTTTTGTAATACAAACTTTACAATGTCAGGATGACATGCATTAGGTGTTAAAAATGGTCTTTCCCTATCAAATACTATTTTCATATCATCTCCAAAATTCTTTTCTTAATAATATTGTTAAAATATATTTTGTGACCATCCCATTGTACATGTAGATTGTCATCCCAAAAAGGTAATTTATTTTCAACTGCATACTCATACAGACCATCATAATCATTTACAAATTGAAAGTTTTCAAAGTCTATTTGTTCAAATAAATGTTCTGTCTCTTTATATTGTTTGTGTAAAAAATCACCATCCTTATTAGTAAATATATTCTTCATAGTGTGAAAAACATATTTTATTTTATTTAATTTACAAAAAGATTGTACTCTTAATATAGATTCAAAAGTGTTAATAATAGAATATTCATCGGTATAAAAATTTTCATAATATGTGTTCATCCACTCTGCATACTCTTTGTATGTATAACCATCCTTTGATGGAAAACCACCACTTCTCAAATAACCCCAATTACGATTTTCTTGGTTATAGGAAGTATCAAATCCCTCACCTAATCTTAATGGTTCTGTATTACCTTTGTTCTTAGTTAGATGAGGCCATTTATATGTTTCATCATGTGATACAAATAAATCAGTTCGTATTGGGTCACTCCACATTACCGATAGTATTATCTCATCCGATTTGATATTAGGTATCTTTAATACATTACTTAATGTGTAAATTACTCTTCTTGAAATCAAAGAATTACCTGATGCAGGTTCACCTGTATGATAATGAAATGGAAATTCAAATGATTCTTCAATTGCATTTGTCCAAGTTTTTTCTTGTTCAGTCATAATAGGTAGGTCTGCTCTTTTTGAAAAACTACAACCACCTGTAATTACTCTATAGGTTTTATCTGTCATTATAGTAATCTCCATACTCTACTAATATAGTTGAACCATCTCTACTATAAGCCTTTGTAAACTCATTGAATATGTTTTCTGTTTTATTAAGTTCAACTATTTTGACTTCAGTTAACATCTCTTTTAGTTGTTTGATATAATTCTGAGTGTGTTGTACTCCACCATTTAGTGGTTCACGAGAACCAACTGCAGTTCGTATTATAACTTTTGGTTTCATTTGACCATTACTCATATTTTGAATCTTATCTAAATGGTTTACTAAACTATCCATACATCTAAGTAAGAAGTCCATTCTTGGAAAACAACTAATTGGAACATGTCCATTTAGTGCCATCCCAACACTCATACCCATTTGTATTTCTTCAAATACAGGTAACTCTAATCTTTTATCGTCATCAATATCTTGTAATGTTCCATAAATAGAATTACCACTATACTTAACTGATTGTCCCATAAAAATAGTATTGTCTTTTTTACTCAACCATTCCATAGAACGATTTAATTCATCTTTATACTTCATAATAATTGGTTCTCCATTATCATCTTCTACTATTTGAAATTTCATAGCCATATCATGAAATCCAAATGCAGTTTGTTTTCTGTGTGAAAGAATTGGTTTTGTATGATTACCTAAAGAAAACTCACTTGATAAACTTGGTGATGCAAACTTTAAATCATACTTTTTTAATTCTTCGTAGTTCTCATGTATTAACAAATCTTCATTTTGTTTAAATACCATACCACTTGTTTCATCAAATCTATAAATGATTCCATTTTTACTTTTTGTTTTAGTAAAATAATCAGAAGTAGATTCACAAAACTTTTTTGACCTCAATGTTAATCCACCATTGAAATGTCCAACATCTTCTATAAATTCAGAATTATCATCTTGACACCCATCAGATATCGTATATAATAAATCGTAATCAAGAAACTCATCTTTCCACTTATCAATGTTGGTTATGAAACAATCCCATTGAATCAATAATACATGTTTTGCTTCAAAGTATTTATGTAGATACTTCAATATAAATTCACCATAGTCATGGTAATCCATTGTACCTGTTAAGTGTATCCAATTGTGGTCTTCACATGGATGTGGTGGTTTAATTGGTGAAACAATAGCAAAACTTCTAAAAGGTAGTTTGTCTTCAAATTCTTTTAACACTTCAACACTTTTTTCAAGTCGTGGTATTGAAACTGAGTCACCACACCCATCAATCAATCTAACATCAATATCATATTTATAATCTTTATTTTTATAAACATGATTTATATCAGGATTATAATTGTCTTGCCAATAATATCCTTGTGTAAGGTCTTTACTCATAAAGATTTATTCTTTCCCTTTTCATCTGACCACCTGGATTAAAGTGTGCATCTTGTCTAAGATAACTACCGAGTGCAGCTCTTCTCCATTTAGTCTTTGATTTATTAGTCTCTGAACCATGGATTACATGTGAGTGTAAAAATATAACATCACCTGAATTCATTGGTAGATATATTTTTTCATATCTATCTGTCCAAACACCATCAACCCATTCTCCTGGTATGTGACAAGGTTTACCTCGTTCATTTCTCCAATCGTCTGGATTTGTTAATAGTCTATCCTCATCAATATTGATTGGTAGACATGACTCCACTTGTGAACCAGGATAAACATATAGACATCCATTTTCTTCATCACTATCATCAACGGCACAAGATGCATTTATAATGTCACCTCGGTTTGCATGAGAGTAAAAAATGTTTTGGTGAACATCTCTACCCAACTCACCTGGTGGTTTAAAATACATCCAAGTTTGTAATCCATCAACTTTACCACCAATTAGTGTTTCAAGTATTTCTAAAGTTCGTGGGTGTCTCCACAACTTATCAAATAACTCTGAATCTCTATGTGTATATGCATATGGTCTTGTGTTATCATCTTCTTCTGAAGTTTTCCTCAATTCAATCAACCTGTTACCTTCTTCTCTATACTCATCCATTACTTCTGTAGAGAAAATATTTTCTACATAGTAACCATTCTCTTTGTAAAAAGAAAGTATTTCATTATTCGTCATTTCCGTACTCCTGTTTATACCAATCCATTGTCTTTCGTATTCCCTCGGACAATGAAGTCTGTGCTTCCCATTGGTATTTATTTTTCATTTTATCAGAACTTATTTTTCTGATTGGTATCATAGATGGTTTTCCACTAATGTATTCTATTGGTGCTTTGTAATCTGCAACTTTCATACAAGTAGTTAGTATTTCATTAACATTATAACTCGTGTTAGAACCAATATTAACTACTTCGTGTTTCTCCTTACAATTTTCCATTACATTAACTAAACCATCTACAAAATCTTCTATGTATATAACATCTCTTACATCTCCACCTGTTCCCCAAACTTGAATTGGATTGTGTTTATCAATTACTTTTCTAATTGTTGCAGGTGTAACATGACATTTATCAAAGTCCCATTTATCATGAGGCCCATAACAATTACCTGGTCTCACTACTATACAATCCATACTTGGTGATAATTGGTTTGCATATAAATCACACAATACCTCACCATACCTTTTCATCCAACCAACCGCATGGTAAACTGGATAAGGTTCTTCAAATATGTTCCAAGTCTCATCAACCAATTTATCACCACTTGGTGGATATACGGTTGAACTACTAATGAAAACATATTGTGCAACACCACTAAAGTATGATGCCTCTATTAATTGTGTATTTACAATTACATTTGGTGTGACATGAACCAAAGGTGACTTTACGGTATCAACTGCATTTGAAGTATTTGCAGAACAATTAACTACCACATCCATACCTTCTGTGATTTCTTTACAAAACTCCATATCTCGTAAATCACCATAAAAGTATTCCACACCCTTTACTCTTTTATTGTTTTTATGTATTGTTCCAAATACCTCGTGTCCATCTTTTAATAATCTTTCTACAAGATTATATCCTATTAGTCCTGATGTTCCTGTTACTAAAATTTTCATTTATATTTCCCTTACATTTAATATTTTTTGTAAATCTTGATATACTTTTGGTGTTTCATTTAAAACTATATCAAGTATTTTATTTCTATTATGTATGAATTTATCTTCCATACTCCAATAAATCTTATGTAGTTCTTCTTTGTCAAGTTTCATTACTCTGTCTATTTCTGATAAAACCATTTTTAATCTTTTTTGTGGGTCAAACTCATTGTCATAACTCTCATCAAATAACTCAGAAAAAGTTTCAAATCCTAACTCTTTTAATTTTTGTAAACTACCTTTTGCATTTACTATTAGAAATGGATGATATGACCATAATGCATTTAAAGTTTTTTCAGTTAAAAATATAGGATAATGAATACAATCACGAAACCCATTTGATTCTAAATTCATTTCATAGTTTGTCTCACAAACAACACTAAAATATGTACTATTATAAAAATCATAATTAGGACTATATCTACCTACAAAACTTTGTGTGGTATCAAACTCTTCCCAATCTAATCTAATTGGTAGTTGTTTTAAAAACTCTTCATTGTAATATTTGTATAATTTAAAATTTTTCAACATCGTTGGATGAAGTACATTTTTATCAAAATCAGATAAGTCTGTATTAAAACTAACCAATCCTTCTTTATCATATCCATTTTGAAATAGATGAGTTTGAACAACAAGTCTGTGTGTCATTGGATTTGCAACAAGTGATAAGATTTTATGTTTTCTTAATTCACGATTTGGTTTTAAAAATAAACCATCGGTGTCATATAATCTATTATAAGAACCACCCATTCTGTTAATTGTATTATCTCTATTTATAAATTTATTTACACCAAAATAAACAAATGATATATAATCATTATCATAATAATTAAATGGTATAAAATTTTTAACTTTATCAACCATAAAATCTTTTGATGTTTCATCACGAAGTTGTTGTAAGTCCTCAGGTGAGTTAATCCAAGTAGTATAACATTTCTCAACATTCATTGCGGTTAAAAATAAATTAATTCTATTGGGATGAAGATTAAACAAATAACAAAACTTAAATAAAAAATACCACCTTGTTCCAATATCAGAACCTTCTCCTAAACCATCTATATATATTTTGAAATCATGGTCTGTATTTTCTAATAATTTTTTCATTCCTTCTATATTTTTCTCACTATCGTCTTGTAAAAAATATTTATCTACATCAAACAAAGACATTACAAGTATTTCCCAATCTTTTTCTTCCCATATATTAGTCTCTGTTTCTTGTGGATGAAAAGTTTTTATATCCATTCGTGAATCACGAGTAAAAAAGATTCTAAATAAATTATCAGTATAGGCATCAAATTTTAAAACTTTCATCTTATAATATCCTCTATTTGTTTTTGTATTCTTTTAATTTGAAAATCATTGTTAAAAAAGTGGTCTACATTATGTAGTATGTTATTTTTTGTTTTTTTAATTTCATTAGAAAAATCAGAATCACTCATTTGACAAAATCTTCTTATTTCTTTTGTAGCATACTTAAGTCTTTTTCTCCAAGTAGGAAGAGTATCATATGATTCATCAATTATATCATCATAAGTTGCATATCCAAATTCTTTCAATCTATTTAACATACCTTTATTACCAATCATAAAAAATGGTAATCCAAAATATATTGGTCTTAATGTTTTTTCTGTAAAAAATAATTTATCTTCATGGTTTGATTCACTCTCAGTTATAATATCCATATTGTAATTACTATACAATGGTAATAAGTTTTCTTTATGTGCGTACCACCATTTACTATCTGCATAAACATAGTTTATATGAAAATCTTTATGTTCATCTGATTTCATATTATGCCAACCAATTACATCCTCACCTTCTGTTATATTTTTAACATAATCCTCTACATTAGTTTTAAAATTATATTTATCTATTGGTAAATTATTTTCTAATAATGAATAATCTATATAGTCACCTAAATTATTTCTACCGATAAACTCAATTAGTGCATGACGATGTGGTTTTAATCTACCATTCATTGAAAGAAATCTTTTCTTTTTTATCTTATCTACATTTTCACTTATATGTTTAAGAACTTTATTTTTGTACTTAGGGTCAAAACTATTTCTAACACAAAGTTCCATAAAAAAACCACTCAAAGTGTTTATTTCTTTTTTGATATAATTTTTCTTTACAAAAAGTTTATAACTTTCAGTAAGACTACAATCTCCCATAACTAAGATAAACTTGTTTTCTGGTAAATTATTCTCTTTCAAATATTTATGTATGTCTTCAAACACAACATCATTTGATACTTCCATTTCATGATACATTATAATATAATCATATGAATCACTCGGAATATTATTAACATACAAATCTTCAAATCTCATATACTCAACTTTATGTTCAGGAATAAGTTCATTAAATATTTGTTGAAAAATATACCTATTAATCATCAGATAAGTCCTTTAATAAACTTGACAATCTATCTATTTGTGCCCAAGATAATTTTTTTGCATTCTGTACATTATGTCTTAACTTTGCTATAGTCTCTTCACTATAATACCAAGTGTGTAGTTCAGTTAAACTTTTTGATGAAAGTCTTTTTACTTCCATACATGCCTTAGACCATCTTGCCTTATCATCTTTTATATCGTCATAAGTTTCATCAATCTTATCAAAAAAGGTTTGGAACCCAAATTCTTTTAAAACTTTTAAAAATCCTTTTGGGCCTAACACGATAAATGGTTGATGACTTAATATTGGTTTCCATATTTTTTCATCCAAAAAGTCATCATGACTTCCTGTAAAGTTTGGTAATGCAACTACACTAAAATATGAATCAAAAAACTTTGGATAGTTAATTTGGGTTGGGTCTAATATTGAAAATCTTCCCCAACTTGGGTCACCATCAAGATATATGGGTTCAGTAGTTTTAGTATAAGAATAATAAAACTTTGGAAACAAGTTGTTTGACTTTATAAATTTATATAAATAATCTCTATGTGGTTTCTTTTCTCTATTTAACGACATGAAATGTTTACTTCTTAAAAAACTTTTACCTTGTTCAAATAACTCAGTTGATACATCTATATCATTTCTTTCTACCATGTGTGATAGTAAATAATTAAAAACATTCTCATGTTGTTTTATTCCATATTGTGGTATATCTGTTGATATGGATGGTGTAATTATATAGACTGGTCTATTGTTAACAAGTTCTGTATTTGTTGGGCCCCAACCTAATGCAGAATCATCAACTATAATCACAATAGGACACAAGATATTTTTTAATTTTTCATGTAATTTACCTTTATGAAAATCTTGTGTTAATGGTTCTCCATTGAGAATTAAAACATCATCTTCTTCATGTTCAAATTCTAAATCTACAATCTCTTTAGTTTTGACATCTATCCACTTCAATGTTGTTTTTAACAACTTAGGAAACATATCTCCATTATCTAATATGTAAATCATTTTTGTAACTCCTCATAATATTCTATTGTTTCTGTTAAACCCATTTGTAATGTATATTCTCTTTCAAACCCATATGATTTCATTCTATCTGTATTCATTTGTCTTCTCATATCACCATTTGGTTTTGTCAAATCATACTCTATCTCTGTTCCAAAGTATGTTCCAATCACACTGGCAATATCTGATATTCTAACTTCTTCACCACTACCAAGATTCACAACATCATTCACTCTATTCTGAACCATATGAATCATTCCACGAGCTACATCTTTTGAATATATGAAATCTCGTATTGGTGTTCCATCTCCCCAAACATTCAACACTTTATTATGATAACCTTTTTTAATCATTGATGCAATCACGGTAGATTCATCACCAAAATTATCAAAAGGGCCATAAATGTTTGATGGTCTAACAATGGATATATTTTTATAATCATTTGTAATACTAACAGCTTCACAACTTAACTCTCCCATTCGTTTTATGTATGCAGGGATTTTATCATTGTCACTTGGAACTTTATCCCATACATCGTCTTCATTATAAAATTCACTTGGTGGATAAACCCCAACTGAACTTGTGTAAAGAAACCAATCAGGTTTCCATCTACCAACTGCACGAATCACATTCGTATCAAATTGTAACATTGGTAGATAATCCTCTGGTCTTTCCTTTACTCTCAAAGGTGAACCCTTAATACCTGCCAAGTGATATATGTGGTCATAATCTGCAATGATACTCGTGTTACTACTATGAGTCATATCTAACCCATAATACTTTGCGTTACTTGGTAAATCTTGTGGTATGTTGTAATCTTTATCAACTACACCAACCTTTCTATAAATCTTTGAACACAACTCAACAAGTTGTCTTCCTACCATTCCTCTTCCACCTATTATCAATGCTTTCATTTTATCTCCTTTAGTAAATGTTTAAACCATTCTTCATTTCCTTTGTCATTTGGATGGCCATCATTCTGTGCATATAAACTTGTATCTTTTTTATTTTTTACTAATTCTGAATATCTACCACCACAAAATTCTTCCCATGATTTATCAAGAAAAATATTGTAAACATATTCAAATTCAGGTGAATGTTTTTTAGTTAAATTTTTTAAATCACCAATTGAATTAAAGAAAATAAATTTTGGTAATATTCTTGAAAGTGATAAAATATATCTATTTGTATTATCAAGTAATACTTTTTCGTTGAAGTAGTTTCTCCAATAAAATTCCCAATGTTTTAATTCTTCCTTTGTGTATTGGTCTTTATTTGTATTTTCAAAAGTTGCAACATCTATTTTTTTATACTCGTTATTTAAATCATCCCAATATTCAAATCTCGTAGATTCAGTCCAACCGATTAAAAATAAAGTTTCATTTACTTTATCTTTATTATTATTTATCCATTCGGTTACTTTTCTAAATATCATTTGATTAGAACCACCACCTTCTGCAAGATTGATATCTTCTAAATTATATTTAGATGCCATCAAAGTTGAAAGACGATTCTTTTTATCAGAAGTACCATATCCCTCAACCCAACTACATCCACAACTCACTAAATATTTCATTTTTTAAACTCACTTCCAAATGCAGGTAATTCTCTTACACTACTTAAATCAACTTCTTCTAATAGTTCACCCTTTAATATTATACCATTGACATAGGCTCCCATATTATAACCTACTTCAGAGTTAGGTTTCTTCCAATGTAACCACTTTGCCTGTGGTAAATTAAACATTACATCACCTTTATCAAAATATTCATAGACTGCCTTAATAACACCTGCATGTATGTTAGGATAAATGTTACCATTATGATGTTGATATCCAACACCATCTATAGTGTCTTGTTCTAAATGTTTATTATCCAATTCAAAAACCCTATTTAAATTATAATCACCAGAGTAATCATCACCACACATAAATCCATTGACTTTTAATTTAGGATAACCAAGTTCTATATCTTTTTTTACTATAGAATATTCGTGTGCACCATCAATATGAAATATATCAATTGAATCATCTTCAATATCTTTAATTAACTCATTAGAATTACCAACTCTTAAATCAATACATTTTCTATTATTAGGATGTATATTACTCCAAAATAATTTTTTATTTTCTTCAATATGTTCTTCGTCATACCTTATATCATTATCTTCAGTTACAGATACATTACCCTTGAACCAATCAATTACAATTAATTCACCACCCCAATTTGAGACCACCTCTGCAATTTGATTTGTTTCATGACCATTCCACGCACCAATCTGAACTACTCTGATATTTTCTTTACCAAAAACATTGATTAATGATGAAGTCCAATATGTTCTGGTAGAACCTATTATATTTTTCATCTTACCCACTCTGTTAAAAATTTTAGATGATTTTCATATACATTATGATAAAAGTCATTGATAAAATATTCATGATTGTACACCATTTCTTTCTTATGACTATAAGTCAATTTATGTAATTCTTCTCTTGACATATCAGTCAATCTTTTGATGTTATCATAAATCATTTTAATTCTCGTAGGGCCATGTTTTTCTTCATCAAAACTATAATCAAACATATTATCGTACATTTTGAACCCTTGTCTTCGTAATGCCTTAATACTTCCTGGTTCTGAAACAGGTAGAAATGGTGTTCCAAGTGCAAGTGGTCTGTAAACCTTTTCAGTAAATACAGGACCAGGACATTTATCTTGGTGAAACCCACCTGAATATGTTTCTGCACATACATCAAAGTAAACATTTAAATAAGAAATAGGATTGTAGTATGGGCCATATGTACTATCATAGTGAGTCAATGTTCTTTTACCTTCATCTTCTAATGCATGTTCATATGCATGTGCCAAGGTCATTGAATCTGAAATTCTTGCAGTGGTATAATCTAAATTGTCTAAAGTATCTTCTTGTTTTAATCCTATCATATCATGTGATAAAGGTAATACATCTCTAATTACATCAATATAGTTTCGTTTAAACTCACTATGGTCTTTTAGATTATTATTCGCATGACATATTTCGTAAATATTAAAAGACCTATCTGCAAAAGACGCATCTCCCATTGATGGAAAAAATATATTACCATCCTCACCTATATCTTGAAACGAACAAAAACCCTTTTTATAAATTTTTGATTTTACTAATTCTGCCATCAGTATAACTCTTGCAACTCTTGGCATAAAATTATTAAACATAAAATGTTTTGGTCTTAAAAAGTATTCTTGATTTACAATTAATCTTGACCATAAATTATCATTTGCTAATTTTTGAAAAGATTCCCATGCATTATTCATATGTAATGGTAATACTTTTACCTGTATATCTTTTGAATGTTTTTCAAATAGTTCATCAACAAGTTGGTCACCATCTGTATATAAGATTGAACTATGTGGTATCTTTATTTTATCAAGAAATTTAAATAGTTCATTCAATGGTTCACCTTGACCAATTCTTTCTTCAGGTGTACAATCAAACCATATTTTTGCAATACCTTTTCTTATATTCTCTATGTGTTTACTATCAAGACCTTCAGTAAATACATATTTCATTTGTCTTGTTGGGCCTGGTGTTGATGAGTCTGGTTGATATTCTACATAAATCAAGTAAGGTTCATTTGTATTTAAAGTGTCTTCACTATGATGTACTTTAAATTTTCCATTATCACTACTACCACCGAAATAATAATACATTTGGGATAATGCATTACCATATTTTGATTCACAATCTACAGGATATAAAAAATCATGAGTGTCATAATCTATAGTAATCTCTTTACTTTTTTTTGGTCGTTTACCATCCATAAATTCATTGAAAGAAAGTTCTTGTGATGAGTATTTAAATGCTAATATATTAATCATAGTTTCTCCTAAAACATTACCCAAGTACCTGTACCATGGTGTGGGTAATCACTTTTGTATTGGTAATAAATTACATCGTTTGGTACTTCTTGTTTTTTACCCCAAGTTTCATCTGTAGGTGTATTTGTAGAAAGATTATTATCCTCAACAACAAACTCAATAGGTAAGTCATTATTACGAGCATATTTATACACTTCGTGAAATATCCCACTTTCAAATGTCATATCTCCAACAAAACACCAAACCTTTGGTAATCTACCTTCTATTGTCTCTTCTTCATTTAAGTCTAATGATTTTGCAACACCTAACGCGATTGGTAGTCCACCACCTACAATAGAAGTTGAATAAAATTTTCTCTGATAATTAAGTGGTGGTTGTGTTTCATCTTCACTATAAAAATGATTTACACTCATACTCTTACCACTAACGATTTCACGCATTAAAGTCTCTTTATCAATACCATGAAGTAATGCATGATAATGATTTCTCCAACTACTGAACACCCAATCTCTATCACTTATATATTGAAATATTTCTATCAATTGTTCTTCATTATTAGAACTTAAATGTACAGGTGCAGTGATATCACCATTATTATACTTTTCCTTAACTTCTGTCTCAAAGTTTATTAAATCATTTTTAGTTAAAGTTATATCTCTAACCTTTCCACTATCAATAATATATTTAGGTATCTTTACCATTTTTATCTCTCCTACTTAATATTGGATTGTCTATTGGCCAATTTATTTTTAACATTGGGTCATCCCATCTGACTGATATTTGTTCTTCCCAATCTACATACTCATCAGGATATGATTGAGTATAATGAAACACACATTCATCAGTTAAACATAAATGTCCATTTAGAAAACCTGGTGGAACCAATACACTTTTACAATTTTTATCGTCAAGTGTAAAACTATCCCATTCCAAATATGTTGGACTATCCTCACGATAATCAACAACTACTAAATAAAATGCACCATACGCACATGTAATATGTTTCCAAGTTACATCGTCTCCATGTAAACCACGAAGTACATTTTTTCTTGAGTTTGTAAATTTAGATATTTTATGTTTGGGTGTGTCCCATGGCCATTCCCAATTTGTCCACATCGTCCCACGATAATCTGTTTGTGTTTCTGGTTGAAATATCTTAATATCATTTAAGATTTCACTTCTTCTTGATGAATAATTAAACATTATAATGATGCTCCATAACTTAGTGGAAACGCATTTCTATAGTGTGAACTTTCGTGTGGGACAATCATTTGATATGCCTTTATCAATTCTTCTATCCCATTGTCTAAACTAAAGTTTGGTTTCCATCCTGTTGATTCTATTTTTTTATTACTTACTATGTAATCTCTTTTATCAGGGTCTACAAAATAATCTGAATAAGTTACCGAAGTATCAGGAATATATTTTTGTATTCTTTCTACTAATTGTTTCTTATTTATATTTGTATCTGATAATCCTACATTGAATATCTCGTTTTGATATTCATTATACTTTAATGTCATATAACTAAATACTGATGCCACATCTTGAATGTGAACAAAATTACGAACAAATTCTTTTTCAAAAATAGTAATATATTTATCGGTTAATAATTTATATACGAATTCATTAACTAATAAATCCAATCTCATACGACTTGACACACCAAATACGGTCGCCAATCTAAAAGTTATTCCATTACTATTGTTCTTTATATAATCTTCTGAATTACATTTCGTAATACCATAATGACTGATTGGTGTTAATGAATTTGTCTCATCTACTTCACCTTTATTTGTTCTACTACCATAACCACTATTAGTATTTGGATAGAGTATTTGTTGATTTGGTGATAAATTATCTACGATGTTTTTGATTTGATTAAAATTGACATCGGTTGCAAGTTGTTTGTCTTTTTCACAACTTGGAAAACCGACAAGAGCGGCAAGTGGAATAATAACATCATGTGTTTTTACTTGTTCAAGTAATAAGTTTTTGTCACGAACATCACCATAGATAAAATTAAAACCTGGTTTACCAAATAAATCTAATAATGATGTTTGATTATACATCAAATTATCAATCACGGTAACCTCGTGATGTAACATTAGTTGTCTTGTGATAACTGAACCTAAATATCCAGCTCCACCTGTTATTAATATTCGCATAAAAAAGCCTCCAATAAATAGAGGCATCTATAATAGTAAAACTATTTAAATGCCACCCTTGTTTTATAGTCTAAAGTAGTGGGTTAGGACTTTCTCCGAAGAGTGTTAGCACTACCTGACTTATATATAAATATTAGTAATCATCAAAATCTTCACTATAATTTAATATTTCAAAGTCTTTTTTGTATAAATTATAAACTATTTCTTTAGTATTGTCATTATAGTAGTCTTTCCAATTTGGTAAATATTTTTCTGATGGATTTTTTGAATCTTCTAATGTTCTTCCTTCATACCTGTAGTCATCAATTTTTTGATTTCCATCTTCATTAAAAATATCATTAAAAGTTTTTGAGTTATGAAGTTCTGTTAGTTTGACTTTTATAAATTCTTCATGTGGCATAATACCAAACTCATTCCACATTGGATGTGCATGACCATCTTCTATTTCACCTTCTTTAAATTTAATACAAAAATCTTCAAAACTTTCTTGCCAATCTTTTTGAGTCATATCTTCTAAAGTAGTTTTTAATTTTATAGGTCTGTATTCTTCGTAAGTTGGTTCAATTTCATAAAAATATTTTATATGTTTTGGATTTTTAGTTCTATGCATTTCACTAATTTTTTGACCAAATGTCCAACATGATAAAAATCTTGAGTATGGGTCTCTTGTTACACATAATTTATGTAAATTGTTCCAAACTTGTTTATCCATTGATTTATAAAACCATGCAGTTTGTAAATGATGACCATCTAATCCAAAGTGTCTAAGACCTTCTTGTGTATATGACCACTTTAAACAATCTCCAATATATGTTGAACCAGCCTTATTACCGACTATAATTACAGAGTTCAGAGTTGAATCAATTTGTTGTGGATTATTATGGTTATCTATACTATAATTTTCTTTTATTGTATAATATATCATTAAAATACCTTTACATTATATTTTTTCTCAAACAAGACACCATCTTGATAGGAATTTACTATTGGTTGTCCCTTAATATTTAGACTTGTGTTCAATACCATTGGACAACCTGTCTCTTCATAAAACTTCTTTATCAAATTATAATAACCAATGTTATCATCTTTACTTACGGTTTGAACTCGTGATGTTCCATCAATATGACATATCGCAGGATACTTATCAGGATACTTACACTTTGCAACATACTGCATAAACTGAGATTTCTTTGTAGGCATTTCAAATATCTCATGTGCATGTTCCTCTAATACACTTGGTGCAAATGGTCTGAATTTCTGTCTGTTTTTAATCTCGTTCATTTGGTCTTTTATATTTGTCCCTCGTGGGTCTGCCAATAAACTACGATTACCCAATGCTCTTGGCCCAAACTCAGCTCTACCATTTGCAACACCAACTATGTTACCCTTTAGTAACTCATCCATTACCTCTTTTATTGGATACTCTCCCTTGATATCATATCCTAAAAAACAATTATTAAAATTTATATGTTCACCTAAGATTGAAGATGCACACCCTAATGAACTACCACCATCACCAGGATTAGGTAATATCCAAAGATTAGGATACTTCTCAACAATCAAACTATTTGCAACACAATTCAATGCAACTCCACCACCATAACAATAGTTATCAGTTTCAGGAACTACTTCTTTTGCCTTTTCAAATATCTTTAAGATTTCCTCTTCACATATCGCCTGAACATTAGCTGCGATAGTGAACTTCCATTCATCTGAACCATCATCTGGATAATAAAGACTATCCCAACCTAAACAACCTCTATGTAGATTTTCTTTTAATTTCAAGTCAAGTCCTTTAACAAAGAAATCGTCATACAACTCGTTCATTATGTTTCTATCTAACTTACCCCATGCAGCCATTCCCATAAGAATGTATTCATCTTCTTGTGGTTTCAATCCTAATCGTTGAGTCATGGCACTATACCAAAGACCAAGTGAGTTTGGATAATTTACAGAATATCTTTTCTCAAAGTGTGAACCCCATGCATACCAAATTGTTAAAGTTTCCCATTCACCAATGGCATCAATAGTAATAATACATGCCTCATCATATGGACTTGAGTAGTAACTTGCAGCGGCATGACTTTCATGATGTCCAACATAATGGTCTATCTTATCAATGCCAAATTGTTTCAGATATTGTGATGGTAAGTTTCCACTTTGAAATACTTCACCATATTGACCTGCCCATAATTGTCTTGATTTTTTTAACCAAGGTTTTTCAAACCAAACAACTTTATCCCACCTACCATATCGTTTGGCATCAGAAATCATCTCTTGATTTAACAAATGGTCATTTTTTATACCACTATATCTTTCTGCATGACCTGCAAACAATATCTCCTTACCATCAAGTAAAGTGATACATGCATCATGGTTAAGTGCGTTAATTCCTAATATCTTCATATATATTTTTAATTTTATTTATTATTACATCTGAAATAAATTTATGTCCTTCTACATTTGGATGATAATCTTCTTCACTTATTATGTGTTTACTATCACTCCAACCAACCTGATGACTTATATCATTTGGTATAACATTATCAAAATATTTATTTAAGTCTAATGTCACACTCCAAGGTGCAAAAGATATGTATTTAAGATTGTACTTATCTAATATACATTTTGTTGAAAAGTATATTTTTTCTGCTTCATTTACAAAATTTTTATTGTTTAAAAAATGAACAACAAATGATTCCCACCATTTTTTATCTGTATATTTTGGTTGTTCATCCCAATTAGGTATGTTACCATCAGTTACTTTAATCCAAAAATTTTGGACTTTATCATAAAGTTCCCATCTATGTATTGTTGTCCAACCAAATAAAAAAAGAGTTTCATCTAATTTATCAGGATTATTCTTAACCCATTTGTAAAAATTACGATATATGTAATTATTTGATGCACCACCCATTGATAAATTTATATCTTCAAGTGATAACTCCTCACTAACAAATTTAGAGTAATTACTTTTCATTGTTTCTTCTGTGGTTCCTGCTGACCAACTATCACCTAATGTAACCAAATATTTCATTTGTAAATAAATGGGTCTCTTTTTTTAATCTCACGAAGTCTCTTTTTAAAAAGATACCATCTTTTAATTTTATTATAATATTTTTTTATTAACTTTATCATATAACATCACCTTTTTTAATCTTAGAAAATTCTTTCCAAAGTTGTTTTAATTCAGGAAACACTCCTAATATATTAGTGTTTCTTCTTTTGTCATGATTAGTAAAAAACTTATAAAAGTCATATCTGTTTCTATTTAATGTTTTTTCAGGTATATCTGATTTTGACCAATCATAGATTCTTTGTAACTTTTCCATTTCCATATGTGAAAATACATCATCAGACTTATTTTCAAAACCCTTTTCTTGAATCTTTCTCATCAAGTCAACTTGTTTTTGTATTAATTCTTTAAACTCATCTGATAATATCTGTACACTTTGATGTGATGGATGTCTCAAATACGAAATATCCGCAACTACTGAATTGGGTGTATATCTATCAGTTGAGTTAAACTTGTCTTTTAATAAATAGAGTTGTTCAATAAATATATCAAAATTAAATACACTTAGTGCATTATAAGTTACCATAAATGTTAATGATGGTTTTTTTAACTCTGTTAGTGTTCTCTCACAATTTTTCCAAAACTTTCTATAATCTAATCCATGTCTAATATATTCTGCCTTCTTTCCCCAACCATCAATACTTGTGAATATCTGAAAATCTTTTACTAATCCCTTTTCTGTAATAATCTTTACTTTTTCAATAAACTTATTCATCAATTCGTCTGGTGCACCCATATTAGTATTTACTGATAATACAAGGTTCTTGTTAGGTTTATCAGTTTCTATGATGTAGTCTAATACTTTAAATGTATCTCTTGATAATAATGGTTCCCCACCTGTAATTCTGAATGTGTGT